CAATAAATCCTTCGTAGTTCCACTCCATTGGGATAAAAAGAGAATATAGCCCAGACGCTGTCTGTCCATTTCTGTTTCGCTTAGTAACGTCTGATGCATTATATAGTTTTTTAAAGTTTTCTCCACCTTTGTCTAATGCGTTTGATGTTGAGCCCATCATACATTTACCTATAATTCTACTACCTAACCGCAAACATGTTTTTGTAACCCTCCAGTTATTTAATATATTATCGGGTCTTTCCCATTTACCACTCTCATCGTGTACTAGTAGCTTTAATTTTTCACCATCATAACTATTGTCACCTGTATTTTTCCAGTCTATAGTTGTATCTAACCCTTGTATGTCTTCAAGCTTTTCATTCGTTGTGATCTTCTTTCTAGTAAACTTAGACGCAGGTACTCTATAAGCGAGTTCTGATTTAGGCCGATCCATACCATCTTGAATAGGACTAAAGAAAAACGGGTAGTTAATTGATATAGGTACAATTTTATCTGTAAACATTTTCTTGGCATCAGCTCCTGTTTTAGATAATACACCAAACCTTGCATCTGTAGAAATCGTAGCTTGATTGACAGTCTCAGCAGAGGACATAAAAGAAAATCCAGATCTTCTGTTTTTAAGATAACACATACCGTAGCATCTCTTATCCGCTTTACACGCTTCCCAGAATATAAAAAATAATCTATTCGCTTCCCTAAAATCTGGCGCACCTACATCAATTTTACTCCACTGGAGATACATGTAGTGAGTACCAGTAATATAGGTATTCGCCCCATTATTGTTAAACCAAAAACCATCATCTCTTCGTTTAAATTCTTCGTCAATATATTCATGCCACTGTTCTTTATTTTGTTCTGGATAAGCTTTCCAATCAAATATACTTTTAAGCCTTGATAGTTCTTTAGGGTATTCAAACTGTTTCCACTTTTTCTCTTTGTTGCTATACACACTACCTGCTTTTGGCAATGCTATTTTAAAATTCTGTATCTCGTATATCTCACCTATCTGACCAGTTCTAGATATAACAACAATATCATGTTCTTTATTGTAACCATACTTCCACTTTTTACCTTTATTAAGTCTGCTTAAAGTAGTTTTTTTTATAGGTTCTACAATTTTATATAAACTTTGCTCGTACATTATTTTGATCTACCTTCTGCAAAACCTTTAAACACTTTAACTTCGGTTTTAGTTTCTTTACCTTCAAGTATGTTCTCTTCTTCTTGTATTCTATTCAATATTTCAAACGCATCAAATATAGCTAGTTTCTTTGTTGCTGCAGCATTTTTTAATCTGTCAGCAGATATATCATCGTCAGAATCTACAATAGCTTCTTTAGCAACTTTAATCAGCTCTTCAACTGCCTTGTGCCCAGCTTGGATTATACTCTTTTTCGTTTCCTTGATATTCATATTTGATTGTAATAAAATTTGATAATACTCTATAAAGTCTTTGGCCATCTATAATAAACTCATATTTAGAACCTGGCCTAAAACCTATTAAATCACCAACGTTAACAGTACCATCGCTATACTTGACAATACCGGTTAATGGTTTTTCTTTGTCTATATCAAACTTACTGTCTGACATTAGTGGTTTGACAAAACAATAACCTTTTATAGGTTTCCACACGTTATCTTGATTGTATAAAAATATTTGGTCTTCACTTATAATATATGTTTTTTCATCAAAATAACTTCTACTGTTTTTTTCTACGCCCTTTACATTGTGCCACCTTCTAAACACATTGTGATGAACTATAACTGTATCACCAACTTTTATATTTGTTTTTATTGCTATTGGTAAAGACAAAACTATAGCTTCTCTACTTGTGTATTGGTGGTTATATATTTCTGTATTAACTATAAAGTTTGTATCGCCTATTTTTTTTGTGTTGTTGTATCTACTGTTTTTAGGCGTTACAACAAAGTTGTAAACAGACTTCATTAGTATTGTAAGTTATACTCTACAGATACAGCCATGTTTTTATTAAAGTCTTTCCAAGGTAAAACGTTTTTTCCCTTTTTAATATAAACACTAAACTTGTTTTCTTCTTCTAGTATATCACAGATGGTATGACCACCATACACTTCTTGCCCAACGGCATAGTGCATGGCGTCATTTTTATAATCTTTGCCTATAGATATTTTACGAATTAACTTCGACATTTTCTTTTTCTTTTATTTCCCCTGTGTTAATGTCAATATCTACTTGCCCGTAAACTGTCTCTAACATTTTATTTACCTCAGCAAAATCTTGTTGAGTTTTTGTTATTGCGTGAAGTAAGTTGTGTTTTTTTGTTTCAAGATCACCTACGTTAGTTTGCAAGTTTCTAAGCTTTTGTATTAGCTCTTGTACTTGTTCTAGTTCTTCTTTTTTAATAGTTTTATTTAAAGGCTTTGCCTTTGGTGTTTTTCTTTTTGCCATTTTATTTAATTTAAGTTAATTTTAATTTTATACTGAATATCTTGGAAATAAATATGATTCATATATATTTTCCATTTCTTGTTGTGTTAGCTTTTTGCTTTGCCAAACTGCTATCTCATAAATTCTACCATCAAAAGCGTCAAGACCATCATCATTTTGTCCACTAATTTGTCTTAAGTTTATTACGGTAGCGCTAGTTGTATTATTTGAACTACTATCTAAAGGAAAAGATGCTAGTTCACCACCGCCATGTGTAGATAAGCTTACGCCACCAGTATTAGTTCTCGTTATAAACAATACTTTAATACCACTAGTATCAAAAGGTGTTCCCGTGCTTGCTACAAAAGTCTGTGTTTCTGTTTCTGTTTTTATTTTAAACGTAGTATTGCTTTCAAATTGAAACTGAGTGTTTAAACCGAGACCACCACTAATTATAACGTTATCAGTATCTACAGTGTTTATTTTGTAAACAAGCATAATTGTAAAAGGTCTATTCGAATTGCATAATATAGAGTCGTTCCCATTATCAAGTTTGTAAAAATCATCAACACCGTCAAACGTTGCATAACCAGGTGCTGTGTAAGTTATTGTTGGTTGGTTAGCGCCTGATGGCTGGTTCATCGTTCTATCTTCACCAGACTCTGCGATTGAAGTCCACTCTGCCACGTCCGGATTGTCAGTGTCATTACTAACATACCACCACCTTAATCCTGAGGTTCCGTCCCACACTTGAACATCACCTGGTGTGTAAACAGTGCTACCAGCTGTAAGCTCGTAAGTATTATTAGTTAATTTATTTCCTAGTCCTAACATTAGTTTCCTATATAAGCTATTATCATTTTGTTTGTAGAGGTTTTTACTCGTGTGTATCTTCCGTATATGATAGTTCCAGCTGGAATAGTGTTACTTACATCGATAACTGTACCTCCTTGTCCTAAATCTGCAGTTGCAGTTGGCTCGTCATGAGCAGCGTCGTCTAAAGTACCGTTTGCATCTCTAGCAAATATAGTACCAGCAAATTCTATATCAGTAGAATTATCTGCAACTAAACCACCAGACGTTGCAAGTGTTGTTGCTTCTAAAAAATGAATAGCTACAAATACCTTACCAGCCGGTGGTACCATAGGTGTAGTCGTAGTATCGCTAAACACACTACCTAGTTGTCCAAAGCCGTAAGAGACTTCTGTTGAATTTATTCCCATTTGTTTATTTTTTTATATTTATATTATTACACGCTTTAAGTTTGTTTTAAGGTGCTATTGTTTTAATCGTCTGTTAACTTATTCTTCGTCTTCTACATACCACTCTCCATCAACAACATATAGTATTGCTAATAGTTCATCAATAGTATACTCAGTCTTACCATTTAAAAACGATGGTTTGTCACCAGTATACTTAACAAATGTTTTTGTTTTATCGTTGTTCCACCTTAATGTTTCTGCAGAAGTCTCTTCTACTTGAGAAAAATCTACTGAGCTTACATCACCACTTGTTATTATTACATATTTTCTTGCCATATTATGGAGTGTCTGAACTATCTATGTTAGTGCTATTAGTTATTGTTAAGCTGTAAGAGTTGCTAGAGTCATCAGCCAACGTTGTGTCATTATCACTATAATTTTCCATAGTGTAATAAGATATTAAACCAGAATGACCGCTTTCGTCTTTTGGTGTTCCTGAATTGTATATAGATGTAATTTCAGAAGCTGTTAGTTTATCATTAAACAAAGCTATATCGTTCATGTGACCATTAAAAGGGTTTGTGTTGCCTGGAGGGTGATTTCTACCAAAACCTACAACTGCAGGGCCATTTCCATCATTCCATGTGTTACCTATAGCATCTGTATCTTTGAGCGAAGCATCTATGTATAATTTAGTTTCATTGTTAGCCGCTGTTTTAGATCCATACTCCCAAGTAAAAGCTACATGATGCCAGTTGCCATCGTTTTCTAAACCAGCTTGAGAGTTAACAACATTTGTAACATTAGATACTTTAATATTACCTCTTATTCTACCAGCAGCGTTATTCCAAAGAAGTAATACTAGATTTGTAGTGCCTTCTTCAGGACTTAATTGAAATATAAACCCATTACCAGACATTGAATCTAGCTTAACCCAAACGCTAACAGAACCAGCACCAGCTGTTGATGCTCCTCCAATAAATTGTTGTGCAAGACCACCAGACCCTTCTAATCGATCGTTAGCACCATCAAAGTCAAAACTTTTATTATCAGCAAATGCAGCTGCGGCATCATGATCGTAAGCATAAAATTCAGACATTGCATGCGGTGTACTACCGTCAGGTCTATCACTAGAGGCGTTAGCTGTATTAATAGTTGCTACAGTTCCATCAGAGCAATCTTCTAAACTAGTGGTTGTTGTAGCGCTAGCGTTATATGTATTAGTTGCTAACTCAGCTCTAATACCAGCAAGACTTATTGCACCACTACTTGGAATAGCCATTGATAATCTCTTTTAGTTCATCTATTTGTTTTTGTTGATCTTTAACAGCTTCTATCAGATAACCTACTAAGTTACCATAAGCAACACCTAAAGTACCTTCAGTATCATGTACTAGTTCTGGCGCAACCTTTTGTATTTCTTGAGCTATAACACCTGAGCTTTCTGCTCCAGTATCTTTTCTAGTAAAGCTAACACCTCTCATGTCTAAAACTTTTTTACCATCTAAAGTTTCTATATTGTCTTTTAATTTTCTATCAGAAAAAGCTATTACATCTGCAGAACCTGTTATTGTAGAACCTGCATATATTTTACCAGCAATACTTGCACCACCCTCACATCTTAAAGCTCCAGTATCACCAGAAGCATTAGATGAAGCTGTTGTGTTTGTTATATCAATAACACCACTAAAAGTTTTAGTACCTGTTTGAGTTGTAGTGGTTGCTAGTTGAACTATATTAGTGTTTGTTATGCTTGCTATTTTAGTTGCAGTTGCTGCGTTACCTGTACAAGAACCAGAAGAACCTGTTACTGATGTTTGTACTATGTTAGATGTTTTAGCTGTGTTTGCAGTTACAGCTGAGTTATTTGCAACTTCAGTGTCAAAGTCTGATATTGTGCTAGCAGCTTGCGTACCAGTGTGGTTTGCTCTAGCTTTTAACGTAGCATCAGATGAATTTGCCGTTGCGCCTGTCGTAATACCGTCTAATTTAGTATGATCGGCGTTTGTAAAGTTATTTTGCGTTAAACCACCATCACCAACACTATAAGTTGTATTCGTAGCTGCTATTTCAACAACACCATTTGATTCGTCTAAACTTATGTTACTACCTTTTGAAAATCTTAATGTTTCAGTACTTCCTAAAGTGTAATCAGCACTACCATTACCGTTGCTATCAACTTCTATAGTTCTAAAAGTGTTAGCTGTCTGCGTGTTACTCCAAGGTACATTAACATACATTTTACCAGAAGATAATTCTACTGGATAGTTTTTACCATTTTCACTATAACCTATTTTAACTAAACCTAATGCAGAACTTGTCGCTGTACTGTATGTTGTATTTGTGTCTGTTACTGTTTCAGTAGCTGTTGCAACGCCGGTAACGTGACCATTACTATCTAAAGTTATATCTTGTATATAAGTTCTACCTGAATTGTTTAAGTTTGACGTTGCTTGTGTTATACTCTCGTGAGCAGTATAAGTTTCAGCTGGAGAATCAATTGTTACTTTTTTAGTTGTAGAATTAAAAGCTACAGTTGTTGCTCCAGTCCCTGCAAATCTTAAAGCATTATCTTCAACAATTGTAAATTGACTAGTTCCACCGTTGTTTGCAACTATAAAACCACTACCCATATCAACTGTATCAGTATTAGATATATAAGAAGGTGTTGCCCAAACAGCTGTACCACTTGATGAGTATTTTAAAAACTGACCACTACCACCACCTGATGGTATATGTTTATTACCAGCGGTTGTTGGGTGAGTGTAAACAGTATTAGTATCAGCAGCAGATAAAACTCCTGTAGCTGAAATACTTAAATTACCACCAACTTTAATACCACCAAGAGTGTTTGCAGCGGCTTTTGGTAACTCATAATCAACGTTTTCAATATAATTACTTGTGTGTATTGTTCCTGCGTTTGCTTCTGTCCAGTCTACAATTTGATTACCTGATGGTATTGTAGGTAGGTTACCAGTATGGTATATATCTTGCCCCTTATATTGAAAAGCATCTGTTTGTGCTTCTAAAATTTCAGTCCAAGCAATAGTTGAACCTGCACTTCCAGCCGCAGAAGCATAAAGAACTATACCATTGTGAAAATTAATCCATGTAGGAATATCATTAAATGCTCTTTGATGAGTTCCATCTGAGTTAAAAGCAATATTATAACCTATTCCACCATATTGACTACCACTATAACCAGTAACAAGTGCTCTTGGATCTCCAGAGTATTCTCCAGAACTTAAGTCCCAATGCACGCTACCTGCAAAAGTTGCATTTTGTGAAGAGTCGATAGTTAAAGCATTAGTTCTATTGGTATCAAATAACAAACTGTTGCTAGAATGTATATACTTTATACGCCCAGCATCATTGTTGTCATTATCACCAAAAAATA